TAATGCAGAAGAAATGGCTCTTGCACAAACAGAATTAGCACAAGCTACTTTAGCAGAACAACAAGCTGGTAATTATGCACAACAACTACAAACAGATGTTGCTTCTAAATATGTAGAACAAGAACAACAAATTGAAAAACCTTCTGACCCAGATATGGATGCATGGTCTAAAAAGAATCCTTGGTTTATGGGAACTGACCCAGTACATAAAGAAATGACATCATATGCTATGTATTTAGACCAATCACTACAAGCTAGTGGGATTGACCCTGCAAAAGATTCTCAGAAATATTATTCTGAGATTGATATAAAAATGAAAGAACAATTTCCAAATTTTTTTGGTGTAACACAACAACAACCTGTGGAAACAGAAGAAGTTGAAATTACACCTAAAAGACAGGTAACCAATCCTGTAGCACCCGCAACGAGGAATAGCGGTAAAAGCCCTCGCAAAATACATCTGACTCAGAGCCAAGTCGCTCTCGCAAAGCGTCTTAATATAACTCCAGAGCAGTATGCAAATCAATTATTAAAGGAGACTTAAAATGTCCGAAGAAAATAATATAGAAACAAATAGTGATAGCAAAGAGCAATCACAAGAGCGTACCCCTAGGGAAATAGAAAGTCGAGAGGCTTCCCAACGCATACAAAGTTGGGAGAATCCATCAAACTTACCAAATCCAACACCACAAGAAGGGTGGGTCTTTAGGTATATTAGAACAAGCCTTTTAGGTAATGCTGATAATCCTAATGTATCAAGAAAATTAAGAGAAGGATGGCAACCTTGTAGATTAGAGGACCATCCAGAACTTCAAATTCATATGATGGACCACAATTCTGAATGGTCAGCAAAAGGTAATGTTGAGATTGGTGGACAACTGTTATGTAAGATGCCAGAAGAAAAAGCGAAAGCTAGAGATGAATATTTTGCTAATTTAGCTGAATCTCAAATGGAATCTGTAGATAACACATATTTTAAAGACCAAGATTCTAGGATGGCTACTAAACAAGTTTTTGAAAGAAAATCACGAACAACATTTGGTAAAGATTCTTAGTTTCTTATTTTATTAATTATTTGATAAGGAGACAATTATGTCATCAAGTGCAACTCCTCATGGAGCTAGACCAGTTGGTACAATTGTTGGAAGTCCATTTCAAGGAAAAGTTACACATTATAAAATTAAAAATGCATATGCTACAGACATATTCTATGGTGATTTTGTAAAGTGGGGTGATGATAACCCTAATACCACTATCCAAAAAGATACTGGTACAACATCTTTAACACCTATTGGTGTATTCCTTGGATGTGCTTACACAGACCCATCAACAGGTCAATTCACACCAAATCAATATTATCCAGCATCAACTGCTGCAGATGATATTGTTGCATATGTTGCTTCTGACCCATTTGTACTAATGCAAATGCAATGCGATGGTGCAGCCGACCAAGATGACCTTGGTAAGAACTGTGCTGTTGTGCAAACTGCAGGAAGTACAGCAATAGGCACAAGCAAAAATTCGGTTGATATATCTACTGTAGCAACCACTAATACACTACCTGTTAAAATCGTTGACTTTGTTGACGGACCAGATAGTGCTGTTGGTGATTCTTTCACAGATGTATTAGTAATGTTTAATGTTGGACACCAGTTGTTAAATACAACAGGTATAGGTTAAGGAGTAAATTATGGCAGCTATTTCAAGAGCTAACGAGTTAAAACAACTCTTACCTGGTCTTAACGCATTATTCGGAGAAGAATATAATCGTTATGAAAACGAGCACGAAGAAATCTATGTAACTGAAAATTCTGAAAGAAGTTTTGAAGAAGAATTAAAGTTATCTGGTTTTGGAGCAGCTCCAGTTAAAGATGAAGGTTCAGCTATCACTTATGATACTGCACAAGAATCTTTTGTCGCTAGATATACGCATGAAACTATTGGTTTAGGATTCAGCATTACAGAAGAAGCTATGGAGGATAACCTCTATGTATCTGTATCAGCTAGATATACTAAAGCATTAGCTAGAGCTATGTCATATACAAAACAAGTAAAAGCAGCGTTTCCATTAAACAATGGATTCTCAACTACTTTTTCTTCAGGGGATGGTGTTGCTTTATTTAGCACAGCTCACCCACTTGTAAATGGTGGCACAAATAGTAATAGACCATCAACAGGAGCAGATTTAAATGAAACATCTTTAGAAGATGCAATCATTCAAATTGGCAAATATGTTGATGAAAGAGGTCTAAAAATTGCAGCAAAAGCTAGAAAGCTTATTATTCCTAGTGATTTACAGTTTGTAGCAACTAGATTGTTACAAAGTGATTACAGAGTAGGAACTGCTGACAATGACATAAATGCAGTAAAAACAAATGGTGTAATTCCAGAAGGTTTTTCAGTTAATCATTATTTAACTGATACTAATGCTTTCTTTATTACAACAGATGTTCCAGATGGAATGAAGCATTTTGTTAGAGCACCTATGACTACTACTATGGATGGAGACTTCGATACTGGTAATGTTAGATATAAAGCGAGAGAAAGATATTCTTTCGGTGTATCTGACCCACTAGGTATCTTTGGTTCACCAGGTAGTTCGTAAGAACTGTTAAGGGGAGCACACGCTCCCCTTTTTTTTATGTTATATTATATAACTCTAGGTATTTTATAAATCAATCTATCAACTGACCTAGCAGACTTTGCCAAGATGATAGATTATTTCTTTTAGGAGAAACACATGGCTAACACAACTTTTAATGGACCAGTCAGGTCCGAAAACGGCTTTACAGTCGTATCAAAAAATTCAACAACAGGAGCAGTTACTACTGAATTTACCTTAGATGGTGATGGTATGAAAGTAACACCTGTTGCTTTAGCTGATACAACAGCTATTTCTTTAACAGCAACTACTCATGGTGGTAGAGTTTCTGTTGTTCCTGCTTTATCAGCGAACTGTACATTAACATTACCTTCTCCATCAGCAGGTGTATATTTTAAATTAATTTATGGCGGTGCTGCAGAAGAAACAGAAAATCTTATTATTGATACAGGTGCAGATGCTAATTTCTATCTAGGCGGTATAGTACATTTAGATTCTAATGCAGATAATGTATCTGTATATGCAGATGGTAACTCTAACTCTATATTAACTCTTACAGACTTTGGTTTGTTTGAAATTAATATACTAGCTAAAGATAGTACTAATTGGTACATCTGGGGTAATCAAGAAGGTGCAGATGCTCCAGCATTTACTGACCAATCTTAATAAGGAGTAAATTATGGCTGACGCAGTAACATCACAAACCATTATTGATGGTGAAAGAAATTGTGTTATGAAATTTACCAATGTCAGCGATGGCACAGGAGAATCAGCAGTAGCTAAGGTAGATGTATCTGCCTTAGCTTCTAACTCAGCAGGTGTAGCTTGTTCAGAAGTTAGAGTAGTGCGAATTAGCCATGCTATCGTAGGTATGTCTGTTCAATTATTTTTAGATGCTACAAGTAATGTTCTTCTAATGGAACTTGCTGAAAGTAGTAATGGACATATGGATTTTAAAGATTTTGGTGGATTACCAAATAATGCAGGTAGTGGTAAAACAGGAGATATTCTTCTTACTACTAAAGGACACTCTTCAGGAGATACTTATTCTATCGTTTTAGAAATGATTAAAGTATATTCTGATTAATTAGGATTTATTATGGCAAATTATATAATTTCAGAAACTGGACAATTTCCACCTCAATATAAAGTTTTAGAAGCTTCAGATGATGGTATATGGAGACCTATATTTGGTCCTGACCCAGACTTAGAAGATGCACAACGCAAGTGTGATGAAATGAATGGTGTTAGAGCTAGAGATGATAAAGGTCATTATGTAGCTGATGACCCATCAACACCTGATGTAAATGAAGCTTATGTTGGTGGTAAAAAACCAAAAAAGAAAATAACTAAAAAACCCGCAGCTAAAAAAAAGGGACGACCTAAAAAAGCTGCATCTAAATAAAGGAATTAATTATGAAAATTAAACCAAAAGGTGGTATGACTGGAGGCAGACGACCAAAAGCAACTGAAATGGGTGCTGAATCTAATAAACAGTATGTTAAAAGAATGTTTGGTGCAGGTATGACTACTAGAATGACTAATGATATGCCTATGGAAAATAAAGGTTTTTCTGCAGGTAAAAAAGTTGAAATGGGTAAAAGACCTATGACAACTAAAGGCGGTATGGCTGGTGGTAGAAGAACCATGAAAACCAAAGGTGGTATGCAAGGTGGTAAAAACACAAAACGCATGATGAAAACTAAAGGTGGTATGCGTGGTGGTAGAAGAACTATGAAAACCAAAAGCTATGCTAGAGGTGGTAAGTCTTAACTAAATAACTATGCCTATAAGAAAACAGGCTAAAATGCCTCCTAGAAATAAAAAGAACTTTCGTTCTACTAAATCTGGTGCTGGTATGACTAAAGCTGGTGTAAAAGCTTATAGGCGTTTAAATCCTGGTTCTAAGTTAAAAACAGCAGTAACAGGTAAAGTAAAAAAAGGTAGTAAGGCTGCAAAACGCAGAAAGTCTTACTGTGCAAGGTCTTTAGGACAACTTAAACGCAGTTCAGCTAAAACTAGAAACGACCCTAATTCAAGAATTAGACAAGCTCGTAGAAGGTGGAAGTGTTAATTGAGAAAGCGTAGAGACCCTAAAGTAGGAACAGGAAAAAAACCCAAAGGTAGTGGGAGGAGATTATATACTGATGAAAATCCAAAAGACACTATTAGCATTGCTTTTAAAACTCCAGCAGATGCTCGTAAAACTGTGGCTAAAGTTAAAAGAATTAACAAACCTTTTGCTAGAAAAATTCAAATCCTTACTGTGTTGGAACAAAGAGCAAAAGTAGCAGGTAAAACAGAACAAGCAAGAATTGCTAAAAAAGGTAAAGAAGCAATAAGAAAAAAACAAGGTAAATAATGGCAACGAGTGGAACAACAACATTTACATTAGATTTAGCTGACATCATGGAAGAAGCCTATGATTTATGCGGTAGTGAGTTGCGTTCTGGTTATGATTATAAAGGAGCTAAAAGAGCTTTAAATCTTATATTTTTAGAGTGGCAAAATAAAGGATTAAATCTTTGGAAAATAGAACAAGCTACTCAAACACTTACTGCTGGAACAAGTAGTTATGCATTAGAATCTTCTGCTTTAGAAGTTATAGATGCTTTTATTAGAACTGATGCAGGAGATACAGATAATCAATTTGACCAAAGACTAAATAGAATATCAAGAACAGAATATAATCATCAAGCTGTAAAATTATTACAATCAAAACCAACACAATTTT